TGAAGGATGCACGCGCGTATTCGATTCGTGCGAAGAAATTGTTTCCGAATTTCATTCCGCGTTCCATTAACATTTTTTCGCAAAAAGCCTCCATGAACGAGGAAACTTTCTACAAGTATGCAACCTTTGAGGAACCGCAGAAGTGGAACCCTGAAGAGCATACAAAACGACACGCCGACGTTGAAAATAATGAAGACGTGTGATATAAAAGATTTTAGGCATAAGCCTGAAAACAAAATAACAACAATCTAGGAAAGGTTAAACAATGGAAAACAATAATACCGCACTCGTCGCATTCAACACCGAAAACACCGAACTTGGCACAGTCCAACACTTCATCGACACAAGCACTCGTGAAGGCAAAATCAAGCTCTACAGCGCATTGCAGAACGCGGAAAAGCTTGACGAACATCTCAACGAGCCGCTGAACATGACGAACGCCGTCGCCCAGGCGGTGCAGGTGACGGACGACCAGACGGGAGAAATCTCCAACACGGTGCGCGTCATTATCGTGACCGATGATAACAAGGCGTACGCGGCCACTTCTCCAACCCTCGCGGCCGGATTGAACACCATGTTCGGTATCTTCGGCACGCCGAACACTTGGACGGAACCGCTGTGCATCAAGGTGGTCGAACGTCGTTCACGCCGCGGCTTCAAGTTTTTTAGCATCGAGCCGGTGGACGAGGAAACCAAGTGAGCTTGCTATAATAACTGAGTAGCGTTCATTCATAGAGAGCACCCAAACTTGGGTGCTCTCGCCATCTTAAGGACTGTGCCATATGTCTCGGAAGCAAAAGCATGTCAAGGCACGTCAGGCCGCGCAAGCCCGCGCCGCCCGCAACATCAAACAGCTTGGCGCTTACTCACACTCGAATCTCGCCAAAACCGCAGACCAGCAACTAGTCAACATTGCGAAAACCTTGGGCAAGGAGTGGGAACGGCAGAAGAAACAGGCCATAGTGGAAGCGAAGGCAACCCCATACCATGCCGCCGCCGTGGAAAAACCGACGAAAAAAGACTATCTGTTTTCCCAGCGCACACCCATCACGAACGCGCAAATAGAAGCGGAGCCCGTAGCGAAACGTCGCAAACTCCTGCGTCAACAGCAACGGAAAATCAATACGGCACGACGGAAGATCAATGAATGGAACAAGGCTCAGGCCATGCCCGCAAAAAGCGTGTATGACCAGCGTGCGGCCGAGATCGCCGGCACCACCGGCGAAAGTTTCGGGCGCAATCAGACCATCCCGTCGAAGCTCACCGATTTTCTGCAAATGACGAACGTGCTGAGTGATGAAGCTTTTGTTCGCTCCCAACTGGAAAGCGGACACCGTAACGAACTGCTTGAGCAGATGCACGACGCCGCCGAAATATTAGGACTGCGCACCGAACGGAAACGCAGACCGTCCAAAAATCGAAGGACGGGCAAGCAGAGCAAAGATTTGTACGGCGAGCATGAATGGCCGTCATACATGAGTCGTGGCCGTTATGAGGTGTTCGAAAAAATCTTGGCCACCACGCTTGGCTCGAAACGGTTGAAACGATTTCGTAGCCTATCGGCAGCGCAAAAACGCGCGTTCATCGAACAGACGGACGCCCCCCGTATCGTGTTCGACTGGACGGTGTACGACCCCGTGCGGCATGGTTTCGCTTCGGTGTTTCGAGACAACAGCAAAGGCTATCAGCGTTCGCGCAAGCAGTTTGACCGGTGGTTGGCGGAAGCGGGCGCGCTGGAAAAGTAGCGAATAGCAAACGAGGAAAGTTGTACCATGACCGCGCAAGATAAAAGAGTGGGATTATGGTGCGCGGATAACGTCATGCGCTTCACTGACGGAACCGTCCTGCGTAACATCACCGCACCTAACCGCCTGTTGGCGTCCATCATGTCGAGTGGCAGACTCACAATTTATGTGGCTGATCCAGACGTTTTAGACCCATTCATGGCGCACGTCGTGCACTCTCTCCCGCACAACGAGCATAATGCTGACTTGAGCTGGGATGCGATAGTGTCGAAAAAAGGCAAGTTCTTCAGCTTCACGGTGCGTATCGACCGTGATAATTCCGCACGTTTCTTCGACATATCGAATCTTCTGCGGGAGAACTGCCGTATCACCATGACCGACACGCAACTGCTCAACATCCTGAGAGAATACGACAACCGCGGCTTGTGCAAAATCACGGCGGGCGGTGCGAGCATGGAGGCGTTCGCGTCCGGCGAGTGGAAATGGTATTACGACAAATTTCCACAACTCGAAACCGAAGTCAAAAAGTCATTGCATGACGCCTATGTCGGCGGTTTCCTGCTGGTCAAGGAAGGGACGTATGGCAAAGCTATCGACGTTGACTGTAATAGCATGTATCCTAGCATTCTGCGAGACGAGTGGCTCCCGTTTGGCGAACCGGAACCATACAAAGGCGGGTACGAGGAAGATAGCGACATGCCGTTGCATTGTGATGAACTCACATTTCGCGCGGAACTCAAACCGGACGGATACCCCTTTTTGTTGGACGATCGGAGCGTGTACGGCTTGAACCGACTCACCTCAACACGCGGATACGTCACGCGCGTGCTGACCGACATTGATCAAGAACTGCTTTATCAGAATTATGACGTGAGCATATATCAACACGTTAGGGGGTGGAAGTTCAGGCGTTCCAAGGGCTTCTTCCGTTCGTTCGTCGACGAATGGGGGGACTTGAAACAGAAGGCGACGGGCGAGAAGCGGCAAATGGCGAAACTGATCATGAACGCCCTTGTAGGCAAAATGGCGAGTCTGCCGAAAGGCGCTGTCCTACTCCCACTCTCGAAAGACGGCATAACCTTGGATTGGGATGTCGCACAACGCGAAGAATCGAATCTGAAAACCGACTATCTGCCCGTTCCCGTGTGGGTCAACGCTTATGCCCGCCGAAAGCTTATGGACGTCTGCCGTGCGAACGCCGACAGACTGTTGTACGCGAATACGGACGGTTGTATTTTGAGTGGCTGGGAGCCGGTGGAATCATGTGACATCCATCCCACCGAATTGGGCAAGTGGAAGATCGCCGCGAAATACAACCGGCTGACCATTCTCGGCATGAACAGGTATCAAGGATGGCGAGATGACGGTGAAGTGGACGTCTGCATGGCTGGAAACATGTTTTCCCAGCCTATCCCCTATGAGGAGTTTAGGTATGGAACGCAAGTCATGGATGATTACGGCACAATGGTTGTGCTATAATATCCATGTCTTCTTGAGCATTGATTTTCGACTGGGAGCAACATGAGTCGGACCGCTACGGCTGAGAATGCCGCCGACCATGGAGTCGCTGCTGTGGCGGTAGTGCCCTACGATTTTCGACTTGATGCTCGCATAGGACAGTTAGGCCCCGCGTGATTGCGGGGCCATTTTATTTTCTTGCGGCATGATATGATTTTAATGGAAACATTGCCTACCGGAAGGAGTTTTGCATGGCAGACCCAAACATCAACGGAGAGGAAACCACTACTCCGCCGCCGACCGAAGAGGAACAGCAGACGGAAACCGTGGATGATGAAGTCAAGCCGAAAGAGGAGCCGGAACCGGAACCGAAGCAGGAGCCGGACGTAAGTGCGCGCCTTGACGGTATCGAAAAGGAATTGGCCGCATTGAAAGCCATGATGGACACGCTCGGCTACGACGATCCCGCACCGTCCGACAATGATAATGACGGCGACAACGACAATGATGGCGAGTCCATCGAAGACTTGTTCGACTAAAACAGTTAGGAGATAAAATAATGTCTAATATTAGACCACTGGCCGGTAAAGGTGACGTTGAGATTTTCAACGCCGTCCGCAATGCCACCTCACCACAGTTCCAAACCCGCATCCCGAGCGCGACGCAGGGTAACATTCGCAACGCGGTGGACACCATGCGCAACTTCCCATATCTGCGCGACGAGTTCACGGGGGTGCTCATTCAGCGACTGATTGGGCTGTACGTCCAACACGCGGACTGGGATGACCCGCTCAAGCTCATCGGCTCCCCGCGCACGCTCAAGCGCTACGGCAGCACCTACGAGCAGGCCGCGGTTGGCTTGGTCAATGCCCGCACCCGCAATTTCAACAAAGAGTACTTGGGCGATGACGTGTACGGCCGCTACTCGCTGCCAACCGCTTCAGTATTCCACCCCCTGACTTTCGACCATTATTACCCCGTCACCATTCCAGAGGACGCCTTGCTGACCGCGTTCGACGGCGAAAGCGGCATGTCGGATTACATCAGCGAAATTATGAACGCCCCTATCCTCTCGGATAGAAATGATATGTATCTCATGAAGACACAGACCTTCGCGGAATACGCGCGCAAGGGTGGCTTCTATCGCGTGCATACCAAGGACGTGGGCGCTGCCGATTCCACCGAAGCGGACGCCAAGAATCTGCTTCGTCTCATCCAGCAGGTGGCGAACGAGCTTAAGGCGTCGCCAATGAGCGCTATGCCACGCTATAACGCAATGAGCTGGGTGACTCCGTGGCGTGATTCGGAAGCCGTCCTCTTTGCCACTCCGCAGGTTATCGCCGCGCTGAACGTCGAGGCTTTGGCCGCAGCGTTTAACATCGACAAAGCAAACGTGCCGTACCGTATCATCCCGATTCCGGAAGACATGTTCGGCATCGGCGGTGCGGCCGGTAAGGTGCAGGCCGTCCTGACCACGGAAGACTTCTTCTTCTGTTGGGACGAAATGTTGGAAACCACGAACTCGCCAGTCAATCCGATTGACGGCACGCGAAACATCTTCTACAAGCATAGGGGGTCTATCACTCCGAACCCGTTCGCAAACGCCGTGCTGTTCTGGACTGGAGAAGGGTCCGCCGAGTCCGTGACTCTGCCGGACACGCTCACCACCTCGAAGCCTGAGTTTACCTTGCGCGTGCGAAAGTATGGACAGCCTGCCATCACGCCGGAAAACGTTTCGCGTGGCGACTTGGTGCAGGTTGAGTCCGTCATTTCCAGTGCCAACAAGGCTGAGGCGTCGTTCCAGCCGGTTGGCATCAAGTACACGCTTGAGGGCGCCACATCGCAGTTCACCTCAATTGACAATGACGGGATTTTGCGTTGTGGTCTTGACGAAACCGCCGAAGCGCTGAAAGTCACGGCTCAGGCAACCTATATCGACCCCGCGCGTCCTGAAATCGACCAGACGGTTTCCGCCGCACTGTCCGTGCCGGTGGTTGGTGCATGGATGGGCGGTTGGAAAGCCGGAGCCATCGAGTCTATTGAGATCCAGGGTGAAAAGTCGGTCAAGGTCAATGGGCATGTAGCGCTTAAGGCGATTGCCACCAAGACGGACGGCAACACCGCAGACGTGACCAATCTCGCACTGTGGACTGTGGACAAGAACGCCACCATCACCCCTAACGGTGTACTGACCGGAACCGCAATGGGCGCCGCCAACGTTTCCGTGAAGTTCGCGGGAGCTACTGGAACGGCAGAAGTCACCGTCACCACCGCCGCCTGACAATAGACGTCGGCTAGTAAAATAGGTGCGAGAAGACAATTCTCGCACCTATTGTTTTAGGAGGACTTTATGAGCGCAAAAAATGATTTGCCCATCAACTTTTCGTACGCGAAATGGACGCCGAACACTCGTTTCAAATTGTGCAACGTACCGTGGGATATGGGATACAGGGATATCGTAAAATGGGACAGGCGATCTCAAAAATCGTATTTCGACCGGTTGGACGGCATCGAGTTCACGGATTGCACGATGGCGAAATACGGCCTTCCGGTACGACTTCCCATCCCGTTCGCGCAGGCAAGCCAATATAATTATCTGATCGCCACGAACGACTACGACTTCGACACCCCACGCAGTTGGTATTATTTCATCCAGACGTGCGACTATATCAACGCCAACACCACTCAGCTCAATATCCAACTTGACGTGTGGCAGAGCTTCCAACACGATATCCAGCTTGGCAACGCCTACGTCGAACGGGGGCATGTCGGCATTGCAAACGAGAACGCTTGGAAAGACTATGGCCGCACCTATCTCGACCTGCCGGAAGGCTTGGACACGGGTAAAGCAATGGTGATCACAGGACAGCAATACAAGACCCTGATTGGCGAAGCGAACGGATACACCACCTTCGGCGTGATCGTGGCATCCACCACCAAGCTGGACACCGACCCCGGCACGGCAACCGCACCGAAAACCACGTGCGCGGACGGCAGCGCTTTTGAAAACCATACAAACGGCACAGCATTATACTATTTTTCGGACGCCTTGGATTTCCTCGCTGTCATGGGGGCGGGCGCTGAATATCCGTGGGTGACACAGGGCATTTGCGGTATACATGCCATTCCTCAGCTTCCGGAAGCGTTATTGAAAAACCAAAGCAAGCCGGGCGTGTTCTTCAACCACATGATCGACTGGCGCGGTGACTGCTACCGGCTTGAGATACGGCATAATGACGCCAAAAGCCGCTACGCCGACATCATCCATATCAAAGACTTCCGCGACAATTTCAAACTCCCCGAACGCTATAAATATCTGCAAAAATTCCGCACGGCACCATACGCGGTACTGGAATGCTCCTGCCTTAACGGCACCGTGATTACCTATAATCCAGAGCAGATTCCAAGCGCTGACTTGATAATTCGTGAGTCGTGGGACTACGCGCCACCATCTCCGCGACTCAACTTTTATCCGCGCGGATACAACGCCGGAAGTGTCAGCGAACAATCACCATTGCCCAACAATTCCGGTTTGCCGATCGATTCCGGTGAAATGCTCAACGCTAGTTTTGGCATCACCAATTTTCCAACCTTCCTGACGGTCAACAACGGTAGTGCCCTCGCTCTAGCGAACAGTGCCTATATGCGACAATACGCTCAGCAAAGCGCCGATTGGTCATTCCAGAAAACGCAGATGGGCATCAACAACGCCTACGCTCAAACGCAACTCGGCACGTCATACGCAAGCGCCCAAAACCGGCTCGGCACGTCGAACCGTAACGCCATGAACGCCATCAGCAACCAGTCTGCACAGATGGGCACCGATTTGACGCTGAAAAACCTTGGTTTCAATAACCAAATGTCGCAGTTGAACACTATTGGCTCGGGTGTGGCGAACGCCGTTGGCTCAGCCGTCACGGGCAATATCGGAGGTGTGGCCGGAGCCATCGCAGGCACCGCAATCGGCGCATGGACAAACCAGATGACCTATAGCAACAACGTGAGCACGGCTAATCAGCAGCTTGCGAACACGCAGACCACTAACAACGCATCGACTTCGCAGGCCAACGCCTACAGTCTCGCACAAACCAATCTGTCCAACCAGCAGACTATGCAGTTTGCGGATATGAACAGGCAACTTGCACAGGCGACGGCTCAAGGCGATTATGAAAACACGATCGCCGGTATCAACGCGCAAGTGCAACAGACTCAAACCATACCCCCTACCACGTCCGGTGCGCTGGGCGGCGACGCGTTCAACCTCGCCAACGGCCTGATCGGTGTAATGGTGCGGTTCCGGCAGATACCGCCGGCCGCCATGCGTTCCATTGGCGAGGTGTGGTTGCGATACGGGTATTACGTCCAACGCTTCATGCAGTTACCGGAAAATCTCATGGCAATGTCCAATTTTACATATTGGAAACTCCATGAACTGTACGTTCGCGGCTCGACATGTCCGGAAGAATACCGACTGACTGTTAAGGGTATTTTTGAGTCGGGCGTGACAGTATGGACTGACCCCGATAAAATCGGTGTCACCGATTATGCGGACAACGTGCCGCTCAGTGGTATCGCGTACTGACATATATAATGGAGAAGGCATATTAAGCTTTCTCCATTATTTTTTAGGACGGTGATTATGGGTAAACGCAATAACGCGCGTAAAGCCGCGCATTGGGATAACCAGAGCGTGCTTGGCTCGATGTGGGGCAATCTGAATCTGCCTGAAATGCGCCAAAGCTTGCGGATTAACCAGTACATGAAATTGATTGAAATGCTGGCGGTGTCACGTTTCAAGTGGATTAATTTGCCCTCCTATATTGACGAGCGATATTTGGAACTGACTCTGTTTGAAAACGGTTTGGCCCTCTTTTTCCCAGACAAACGTAGGGGAGTCCATCGTTTTATGGTCACGTCCGGCAACATCGGCGGAGTCAACAACTATAACAATCCGACGTTATTCCAGCCCGTCGCCACGAATTACAGCCATCCTCAGATTGGCTCGAAGCGGTGTGTTCCGATCTGGGACAATCAATTGCGTTGCACCATGATTGATGTCATGTGGAATTACGCGATGCGATTGGCGATTGCCGACCGCGCGCTGGACGTCAACCTTGACAACATTTCAGTGCCGCTGATTATCGCCACGTCCGAAACCAACAAGCTCACCGCCCAAAACCTCGTGAAAGCGAGGGAAGACGGAGATCCATACATCTACGTCTACGATACCGCCGACATTACCGGAATGTTTCAGACGTTCCCTAACATGTCCCCCTTCTTAGCGGATAAAATCATTACCACAAAAACGCAGATTTGGAACGAGCTTGTTAATTACCTCGGTGTCGATAACAGCACGACGGAAAAGAAGGAGCGTCTGCTTGAGTCGGAAGTGACGGCAGGCAACTCGCGCACCAACGTTTTTCGTCTGAGTTATCTCAAGGCTCGACAGCAAGCATGCGATACGATTAACCGGCTGTGGCCGCAAATGGCTGACTCGGGGCATCCTGTCGGGATTGAATGGAACGACACCACAAGTGGCGGACTCTTGGACGTTGACGGAAACAAGGAGGAAGAATAATGGTGCAGGATTTGAGCATGTACGCCGTCAAAGACAGTATGGCGGATTACACTTTGACGCTTGGCAATCTGATTGCACGCGGTTTCGACACTGACGAAAAACTGCATTTAAGTGCGCGATATTACCCGATTTTTGACGAAAAATATAGAGAGAAATTGAACGAAAAAATCGTGGCACACTACGCATTACGTGAAATCGGCAGCGAAACGCCACAAATGTTCATTTTTTATCTAGGCAGGACAATGCGCGAACAAATGGACTATTTCAACCAACTCTATTTGTCTGCACAACGCAAGTTTGATCCGTTTATTACCTCGGACATTCGGCAGGAAATGGACTCTACGAGCGTCAACGAGTCCAGTGGCAAGTCTTCCGGCACGCAATCCAATAAGTCAACGGCAAACAGCACGTCCGATACCACCGCCGATAATTCCAGCATGACTTTTAATTCGGAATTTCCTCAAACTCGCATTGATGACTTCCGAAAGTACGCCACCACCGCATCACAGACGGACTCGACCGGCAACACGCACACGGCGACTCAGCAGGACAGCGCCGCCACCGCGTCCAGTACCAGCAACACGGATTTTTCGCACTCTTCCGACAAAGGCAACAGTATGTCGCATACGCTCGGCACCAGCGGTTCGCAGTCGCAGCTGTTGCAGGATTGGCGTAACACCATGCTCAATATCGACATGATGGTAATCAACTCGCTCGAAGATCTCTTTTTAGGGATGTGGGGCAGTGGTGACAACATGACCAACGTGCCGCAGCTTTACAGCACCTCGTTAGCCTACAATCTCGGACACTAGAGTATACTTAATACAGACAGATTGGAGAATTATGGACGGACTAAACATGTGCGCCGCGCCGCTCGACATTGACCCGCGACAAAGGTATTTCACTACAGTCCAGCCGTTCTCGTACCGCGACACGTTGACAATGCTCGGCTACGTTCAGGAGGTTGCAAGCCATCTGGACGAATTGCGCGAACAGCTCGACAATCTCGCCAAGGATGAGAACGCGGACGTCGAAGCCATCAAGCAGCTGATAGCCGGTTTTAACGAACAGTTCGAGCGCATCAATAAAACCTTGGATGATTTGGAAAAGCAGGTTGGACAGTACGAAGACTCTGTCTTAACCTACAATCCGACCCGTGGCAAGTATGAAGACTCGAAAAACACGAATCGAGACGTGTACCGCGAGCTTGCCGTTTTCGGCGCACGCGTCAACCAGATGGCACAACTGTCAACGCCAATGGCCGCCGCGCACACGTGTCTTGAGTTCGCGGTGCTTGGCAACAAAACCATTTTCCACAATGACGAGCCACGCATCACACCACGCGACGTACACGTGGACGATGGCGAACCCGTCAACCCTCTCTCGGTTGAAAATCTCGCCAACGGTATAGTGGTCAACAATTTTATGAAAATAGCAAAATAATAGGAAGGATTACGGCAAATGACCAGCAAAACCAAAAATTATAATCTTGAGAAATATGACGCGACGGACGTGCCGAACCTTGAAGGTTCGTACAATCGTTCGATGGAAATTCTCGATACGACGTTGAAAACGCAGTCGGATAGGATTGACGCAATCCCGACACCGGAGTCGCTGCCGGAGGGATTGAGAGCGTTCGCCGCCGCTCTCGGATTGAGCGCCGCGAACGCCAACGCGCTCGGTACCGCGCTTAATCATTTCCTTAACCGTGTTCCCGCAACCGGTGGCGGAAAGTATACCGTTAAGAACCTTAATGATACCAAGGTCACTGCGGAGGGGCTGCCGTTCGTTTCCACCACTGCTTCGGGAGATTGATGGTTATGGCAGACAGTCAGCAGACCACGCCAGTGGACTCCGCCGCATACGACGTGACGCGACATTTTGGACTACCGCTCTATAATGACGCGACACCAATGGACTTGCGCGACGGATACAACAAGGCCATGCGCATGATTGACCAGATCTTAAACCAACTTAACACGCAAATTAGGGAAAAGGACTAAAAATATGGCTACCGCATACACGAAAACCGATAATTACGGCTTGAACCTCTATGGCGACAATGACCCCGCTGATCTGCGTGACGGTTATAACGGCAGCATGCGCACCATTGACACTACGCTTGAAACGCATCTCAATCGCATCGAGGGTGTAGAGTCGCGTGAAACGCGTGATGAAGAAGTGGTCAAAGCGCTGCTTGGCGACAACACGGTTGACTCCGCCACCGCCGCGAAGACCAAGTGGGATAAATCGATCTCGGACGCCGCGGCGGCAACCGCCGCCGCCACAGCCGCGGCAAGCAAAGCAGGCGGCAACACGGCGATCCTCTCCGCGCTCGGAGCGGACTCTACCAGCCACGCCGCCACGCAGAAAACCAAATGGGATAAAGCGGGGGCGGACGCGGTAACCGCCATAGGCAAAGCCGATGACAATAGAACAATCCTCACCGCACTTGGAGCAGGATCAACTGTTGACGCCACGGCGCAAAAAACCAAGCTGGACAACACCGCCACCAAAGTGGACGAACTTGCGAACGCACGTGTGGACAGTAAGCTTGACTCCCACTTTATTATCCATGCGCACCGTGGCTCGTACCGTTTCCCTGAAAACACGATGGATGGGATTATGTGGGCGGTGCGTCATGGGTATGTTCCTGAAATCGACGTGCAACTCACGTCTGACGGCGTGCCGGTCATTCTTCACGACACTTCCACCGCCCGCACTATGACGGGGACGGCCGCTAACGTTTCCTCCATTACCTGCAAGGACTTCATGAGCCGTGAGGTCAAGGCGAAAGTGCATGGAGGCAATACCGGCAAGCCGGTGAGCATGGAACAGGTGCTCCAAGCCGTGGGGGATAGTCCGGTTGATTTTGAAATCAAGTCGCTGAACAACGCCACCACCGACGCAATGATAGAACTGCTGCGAAAGTATAGCGCCACCGCAATTCATGAATTGACTTCGTTTAGTTGGGAACAATGCGTCCGTGCCGTGCAAGGGGGTGTGAAATACGTGTCGTACACGTGGGATGTGGACGCCATGCCGCACTCTTGGACTGATATGAAGAATGCCGGTATTTTCTGCGGCAATCCGCGAGAAGACAAACTGACGTCGGCAATGGTCAACGCCGCGCACTCGGCTGGCGTCAAAATCAATCCGTGGCTGATTAACGACCCCGTAGCCTATGAGCGCGTCGCCGCGCTCGGCGTTGATGGTATCACGTCCAATTGGCCGGATTATGCGACAAAGCAGATGTGTCGCAACTTCACGCCGTTCAGCACCGGCGAAAATACTTTTATTCGTCCGACACGGTTCCAAGCGTACGGCCAGCAAGCGTATGTTGACGTTTCGGACGCGGATAGGGCTAAAAGCATGTATCTCGCACCGGACGGACTGTTCCAGCTCGGCGACGCTGACGGACAGATGGCTGTTGAACTCGTCGAGGTTGGACAGGTGACTTTGCCGGTGTCAATCGATCTCGAAGGCTTCATGTCCCGAGTGCAGACTGGAACGGCTGGAGATACGCGCAATATTGCAGTAGTGGCCGTCAAAGAAAGCACGGATATCGAACCGTGGGAGGATAACAAGAAGGCCGGACAGGTTGGCATTATCGCGGGCGTGCGACGTAACGGTGCCACCTTCGGCGGCTTCTATCGAGACAATAGAGACACGGTGCCGTTTGACTCGACCAACACCAAGACGCCCGCTGTCGGCGATGGCGATAGTGTCGCCGTGCATGCGTCCTTCGTGCTTGACAAAGACCATGCACGCATCATTTGGGCCTATTCCAATGGGCAGAATGGTGACATAACCACGGGCAATAATAAAAACGTCACGCTGCCGGACGAAAAGTACCGACTTTACCTGCGTGTTAACCGCAATTTTAAGAGTGCGTGGAAAATCAGGGTACGCCCCACTGACGGTTATCTCTACGAGAACTGACGGACTATCCTAAGCAATAGCCATATCCTCTATAATAAGGATATGGCTATTACTTTTGACGAGTGGATAAAACAGACTCAAGGCCGCTGGTGGGATATGGACGGGGCGTATGGCGCCCAGTGCTGGGACTTGTGGGCCAAGTATTGTATGGACTTGTACGGTGCGTCCGTAAGCGATTGCATCACGCCAACCGGTTACGCGGAAGGCAACTTCACGCGCTTCCCCACGAACGCGAAGATGGCGCAAATTTTCGAAAAGAAACCCGCCGACTACAGCCCCGTCAAAGGCGACGTGGCGTTTTGGAATTTCTCAAGCCAACACACCGGCTCGCACGTGAGCATTGTCATGGAAGACGGCGTGCATAACGGACGCATCACCGTATTGTCTCAAAACCCTAACCCCGCGCAGCGCATGACGTTCGACCTAACCGCATTTCTAGGCTACCTTCATCCCAAGTCGCTAGGCGAAGGGGGTGGCACGACCTCGACGGAAAAGAACCCAACGGGAGACAATAGTCACGGTTCCGCTGATTCCGCGCGTGGTGGCGCGTGGATACATTGGCAAGGCGACAACCTTTATTTACACGAAAGCGATAACGCTGGAACGCGGACTCGCATATTCTGCAAGACAACGGCCAACAATTTTTTGGAAAAGGCGTCGCAATCCCAGCCGTCCAGCAACAACGGACAAGCACATCCTTCCACCTCGATATCGTCGGAAAACTCGTACGCCCTCTACGTGATCGGCGCGGTCGAAGCGGGTCTACGGTGGGATGCAGTGGAAGCCGCCAATTTGCAGGGCATTGGCATTGCTCAATGGAGTTTCGAACGACGCTTGCAAGTGCTCAACGCGATGAAAGCCGCCGACCCAGCCGGATACAATGCGTTCAAGGCCGCCGCGCCTGAGATCGCCGCGCTTATGGAGTCGGGCGGAACGTTTAAGCGTTCGCTCACTTCAGCGGAAGCGGCCGCATTCAGAACGTGGGCGGGACGCAGTGAGTCGCGTGACGGACAACGCAAACAGTTCGCGGAAGACTACGCGGGCTATCCCAAAGAGTATAATGATGCGAAAATGCAGATTCTTTGGATAACGGCATATCACCAGTCGCCCGCTAACGCCTTGAAGGTGCCGAAAGCGTCGAACCTCGCACAGCTCAAAAACAACATTCTATCCACATTCCCATTCGGCCCGTACACGACGCGATACAATCAGGCATATTCCTTGTTATCGGTGTGGGATGGAAAATCCAATCCGCCAGCGTTCTAAAGTGTGGTATACTTAATAGTGGCAGTGGTTGTATGATGACCTTTCCCTTGAACGACTGCCAAACGATGATAGATTGGTGGAGGGGCGTGCGAGTCATGACGTACGCCCCTCCACTAGTTTTAGGAGGGTTGCAAGCATGACATTGCAGACGCTTGACGAAAACGACTATTACGTCCTGCATGACCTGCTGACGCGAAACGCGCCGTGGAATTTCATAATCGGCGCACGTGGCCTAGGCAAGACGTTCGCCGCGAAACGGTATGGCATCAAGGAATATCTTAAGCACGGCCATGAGTTCATTTATCTGCGCCGTACGGACGTCGAACAGCACAGGAAAGAGACGTTT